CTTGCCCTCTCACCCTCACCCTCTCGCCCTCTCACCCTCACCCTCTCGCCCTCTCGCCCTCAGGTCGCCCTTGCCCTCTCACCCTCACCCTCACCCTCACTATTGCAAAATAGAATAGCAAAATCGAATATGGTAGGCGACCGGCCTATCAGCCATGTCTTATTACAAATTCAGATTACATCAGAAATCTCTAAAAAAATCCCGACACCACAACCAGAGGTAAAAATCGTCTGTATACAAAATTTAGGTCAACTATCTACAAGTTGATTTGGGAAAAAGTAGTCTGTTCGGGTTGTAAGTTTGAGATTTAAGTTTTCATTACTTTTTCTATCTTTTCTATATATTCTATATAGGTTTATACACTATATAAAAAATTTTTATCAAAATTAATTTTGGCCTATTGACTTTTGCTTCGTTTGGTTGTATGCTTGCTACATGAAAGACTTTGATACTGTTTGCCCTAATTCTGAAACCAAACACCCTGCTTGGATTATATTTGAGGGTTATCTTATTTGCATGGATGTTTTACCTGATTCTTATACCAGATATATTTCTTGGAAATTGAATAAACCTATATTTATTAAATCGTGGTATCATGATAAACATGGATATTATCGTATTTTTACAACTTTTAATCGTGCTAAAGAGTTTATTTTTTCTGATATTACCGATGAAAGAAAACATATTAGTGATAATTATAATGAAGAAGTTGAGATATCAAGGATGTTAATTCAATAATGTTATCTTGTGGTAAGAATAGTATTACTACTATTAAAAACGGATATGGCTTTTGCGAACATCGTGCTTTTTTTAATAATTCTTTGCCAATTTTTTATTATTTATGGGCTTTTGCAGCACCTGTAAATGAAGAAGAGTGGTGTTTAGAAGAAGTCTATACCGATAATGGTGGTTTTATGGCTTGGAGTATATTATTTTCTACTTATAAAGAAATAGAGGAATTTCTTGAAACTACCTAATGGTATAGAGTTAGAAAAACTTAATGATGATTACTATATCTCTAGTGTTGATAGTAAACATTTTCTTTATAAAATTTCTGCGCCTTTTTCTTTAGATGGAAGATATTTCCCTATTAAAACAGAAGACGGAACAGACATTTGGTTTAATACTACTATAAATACAAAAGAAGACTGCTTAAAGACAGCACACAGTTCGTATTTAAAAAATGATTTAATACTTAGTATGAACCAAGTTATACAAGGTGACTGTTTAGAAGTAATGAAAACACTAGAAGATAATTCTATTGATTTAACTGTTACATCGCCTCCATACGATAATTTAAGAAAATACAATGGCTACACTTTTGACTTTGAGGGAATTGCCAAAGAATTATTCAGAGTAACCAAGCAAGGTGGAGTAGTGGTTTGGGTAGTAGGAGATGCAACAATCAAAGGAAGTGAAACAGGAACATCTTTCAAACAAGCTCTGTACTTTAAGGAGATAGGATTTAATCTGCACGATACGATGATTTGGAATAAAATAAACCCAGTTCCACTTACACACAATCGTTATGAACAAGGTTTTGAGTTTATGTTTATTTTATCAAAAGGTAAACCCAATACAGTAAATCACATTAGGGAAGTGTCCACCTGTATTCAAACTAGAACCAGGAGAAAGTCTAATAAAGAAGGCGGTTCAGCCTTTAGAAGCAGAGAAGAATATACAACTACAAATCCCACAAAAATAAAAACCAATGTGTGGGGTTACACAAATACAAACAAAAAAATCAACCACCCAGCAATCTTCCCCGAAAAACTAGCAGAAGACCACATACTCTCTTGGAGTAATTCTGATGATGTTGTGATGGATTGCCTAGCTGGGTCAGGAACTACTGGGATTATGGCACACAAGAATGGTCGTAAATTCATTTTAATAGAGACAAGCGAGACATATTGTGATATAATCAAGGAGAGATTTAAGAGTAGATTTAATTTGGATATAAAAATATGTCATTAAGTGGTTTTATTTTAGTATTTTTTGCAGCAAAATAAAAATGGAGTTAAGTAATAAGAATGGAAGAATTGAATAAAGCAATGGAAGAAGCTAGTAAACAACTCACTAAAGAAGAAATACTTGATAACATTAAATCGGCAACTGAAGCAGCAAAAGAAAGCTTTAGAGTAGCGTCAGAAAAACCAAATGCGTTACCAAGTAAACTAGTTACAGAACTAGTCAAAAGATCCTTTGATTATGCATGGTTCGCACTAAGTCCTGATTCTAGTAATTTAATGTTTTAGACTAACAATTAGCTTATGATACAATAAGAGTAGCAAGAGATTGCTACTCTTTTTTTGTGTGTAGAGGTATATGGCAAACAAGGCACTTTCCTTTGTTTCTTCTGTTTTTAAAAATTTAATTCAATATCCTGCTGCTAATATGTCTACTTCTTGGTCAATGATGCCAAGATCTCAGAGAAATTATGCTAGAGAAGTGGGAAGTGGATTAAACAATAGTATTGTAGTGTCTGCTGTTAACTGGATAGCAAGAAATTTTCCTGAAGCACCATTAATACTCTTAGATACAGATAAAAAAACTAATGAAACAATAACCATCACAGCTCATCCCATGCTTAAATTGATATCTAGACCTAATAGATTTTATAGCGGAACTTTATTGTGGGGAGCGACATTAACAGATTTAACAATTGCAGGAAATGCATACTGGATTAAAGTTCGTAATAAGATAGGTGAAGTAGTTGAGTTGTGGTATTGCCCACAACATTTAATGACCCCTATAAGCAACACAACTGAATTTATTTCTGGATATTTGTATTCTCCAGATGGTAGATTAAATAAAGGCGTAGAATACACAACAGAAGACGTAGTTCATTTTAGATTTGGAATAGATCCAAATAATATGGCAAAAGGGTTAAGTCCATTAGCTTCTCTTTTGCGAGAAATATATACAGACGATGAAGCCTCTAACTTCTCGGCATCTATTGTTACCAACTTAGGTGTTCCAGGAGTAATTATTAGTCCAGCAAATATGACTGGAAACCCATCTCAAATAACTACAGACGCAGAAAAAATTAAAAGAGATTTCTCTGATAGATTTACGGGAGATAAGAGAGGAGAACCATTAGTATTTACTTCTCCAACTTCTGTAACTACATTAACATGGACCCCACAAGAAATGAATCTAACTGGACTTAGAAGATTGCCAGAAGAGCGAGTATCTGCGGTTCTTGGAATACCTGCTATGGTTCTTGGTTTAGGTGCTGGTTTGGAGCACTCTTGTCTTCCTGGTTATACAAGAATATGGACACAAAATGGAATAGTAGAAATTAAAGATATTCAAAAAGGAGATAAGGTTTTATCTCTAAATAATGGAAAAGTTGAATATCATGATGTTAATGCACACTGGTTAACTGGAAAAAAGAAAATATATGAAATTAGAACAAAAAACAGAACTATCAGAGCGACAGCTAATCATCCCTTCTTTGTAAGACAAAATGGATTAGGTGGTGTTGGTAGTAAAGTAGGTAATTCTCAAAGAAAAGCAAGAGTAGAACCAAGATATTTAGAAAACCTAAAAGTTGGAGATAAAATAGTTCAACTTCAAGAAACTCCAGATTTAGGAAATATTTATCTTCCAGATGGTAGTTTAGCGTCTGTTGATTTCATGAAATTTGCGGGGATGCTTCTTGGGGATGGATACATTGGGGAAAAACTAGGGTATATTCAAGTATGTTTACCAAAAAAAGATAATGTAAGAGATCAATATGAGATTATTATTAGAAATGTAATAAAGGATAATAATTTCACTAGGAGAGACGGAACAATACAACCAAAATTCACTGATAGTAGATCTGGTTTTTCTTTTAAATCTAGAAGTCTTGTAGATAAATGTATTAATTTAGAATTAAATGGGTATTCTGTAACTAAAAGAATTCCTTCTTGGGTTTTTGGTTTGTCAAAAGAATTACGCCTTGCTTATTTGGCCGGATTAATTGATTCAGATGGAACAATTGACAAAAGGGGAGTAGCAACTATTTGTCAAGCAAATGAAAATTTAGTACATGATCTTAAGGATTTATTTTTAAGCTGTGGAATACCCAGTTCTAATGTGCATAAAAAGGAAATTCATGTTTCCCAGTTACCAAATTCAGGCTCTAAAGAGTGGTATTACGCTTGGGCTTTTGCTGTTTCTAGTGCAAAACTACTATCAGAAATACCGTTTGAGGATATTTCTTATAGAGAAAAAGTAAATAATAATTTAAATAGATATAAAAACATAGAATTTCATGCTGAAAGTGTTGGACTACCAAAAGAGTTAGGTTTTTATACAATTTCTTCTATAACTGAAATAGGGGAGGAAGATGTATACGATATTGAGGTAGATCAAGCACATAATTTTATAGCTAATGGCTTTTTAGTAAAAAATTCATTTACTAACATGCAAAGTGCAAAAGAAGCAGCGTATGAAAATAACATTATTCCTACACAAAAATTATTATCAGAAGAGCTTCATTTACAATTACTAAGAGATTTTGAGTCAGAAGAAAAACTAGATAGTATTATAGTACATTTTGATCTAACAAATGTACGTGCTTTAATGACAGACATGACAGAGATATTCAAAAGAGCAGATATGGGTATGAATTCTGGGTGGATGACTGTAGCAGAAGCAAGAAAAATGGTTGGATTATTTGTTGATGAAACACATAATGTTTATTTAAGAAACTGGAGAGTTGTAGCTGTTCCTCCAGAGAAAGCAAGAGACCTACCACTACAAGCCATTCCCAATACAAGCCGTGGTATTGGTGGATCTGGCGCAGACTTGGTACCTCTACCGGCTGAACCTAGAGACATTTTTGGTAGTACTAACCCAGCTAGTCAACAGGGAGAAATTCCTATTCCAGTAGCTGTTCCTGTCATAGATACTCCTAAAAAAGTACCTGCCGCTGGAAAAGAGTATTCTGATAGTATGGAAATATACATTAAGAAAACATACTCAACTGCTTATCAAAAATTTAAGCTTTTTTCTAGAGCAACTAATAGAAAACTTGACGAAAGAGAACATAAAACATTAAATTCAATAGATAGAAATTTATTAACTAAAACTCTTTATCCATACGCCAAAGAAATGAATGATCTTACTTTAATTTACTATACTACCACCTTTTCTGTTAAAAAAGACGTATTATTAACAGAAATAGAGTTAAATTATATTATTAATGGGCTTTCTGAAAAAATAATTGATCATTTAACTCAATATATGACATATAATAAAGTTATGAAGATTGATTTAGTGAATTTTATAGACACTAAAGATATATTAACTTTACTCTTAAATTCTATTCTTAAATATATTTATAGAGAAGTCGGAGTTAATGCTGCTATTGATGCTTATGGTAAATATGTTGTACCTGTAGCAGAAATAAACAATCGTACTGATAGCATTTATTTGCCAGTACTGAACACAGAATTGGAGTAAATATGGAAATTCTCAGGAAAGTACACAAAGGAGCTTTTGATACAGACGATAAAGGCTACTTAAGTGCAGTAATATCGACGTTTGATATTATTGATAGAGATGGGGATATGATTGCTCCATCTGCGGTTAAAGATGGCACACCAATCAGACTATGTTCGTGGGGACATAAATGGGGAGAGTTGCCAGTAGGAAAAGGAATTCTTAAAAATAATGGAAAAGAATTAATTTTCGAAGGTAGTTTTTTTCTCAACACAGAAGCTGGTAGAGAAACATATGAGACAGTCAAGTCATTAGGCGATTTAGGAGAGTGGTCATGGGGGTTCTCTCCTCTTGAAGACGGGATTGAAATTAAAACCATAAAGGGAAAAAAAGTAAAGTACTTTACATCAGTAGAAGCATTTGAAGTATCTCCTGTATTAGTAGGAGCAAATCAAGAAACGAGAACAATAGATATTAAAAGCGTAGATGAAACTCAAGAAGAAGTTGTAGAAAAAACTCTTGTTATTGCAATAGAAGAAAAATCAGACGACGAACTTTTACTAGAGATAGAAGAAGTTATAGAAATTAAGTGCTTAAATCCAGACTGTGCTTGTGTTGATCCAGATTGTGTTTGTGAAGACGGAATATGTACAGAAACAAAAGCAATGGACGAAAAGACGCAAGTAGATACAACAGTAACTACACTATCTAAGCAAGTAGTTGATTTATTAAAACAACTAGCTATACTTTTTCTTCAAAAAGAAAACATGGATTCTTATAAATTAAGTGAAATACTTTCAAGTATTACTACTATTAATTACATAATTAGTGAAGAAGCATGGGATGCAGCAATGAATACCATGGAAAGTATGAAAGAAAAGAAAAATTCTATAATTAAATCATATTCTACGATGTTATATGATATTATTAATGAAAGATATACAGAAGAGATAGCTATTGATAGAGAAGAAAAAAATATTCGCTATGCAGAGCAGGGAGAACTTCTTCTTAAGAGTATATTTAACTATGTTGGTCGCTCACGGTCGCTTGCTGATCTTAGAGCAAAAGAAGGCAGAGAGCTGTCAGATACGAATAGAAAGCGGCTTACTTCGCTTTTGGACTCGCTTAAGACAGCTACAAGTGACATTGAGGATTTGTTAATCAACACGCAACAGATAATTGTTACGGAAGAAGAGCAAATTGACGAAACTAAATCTGAAACACCAGAAGAGATAGAAGAAACTATTGTTATTAATAACACAAAAAATAGATTTTCTAAACTGGACAGATTAATAAGTAAAATAGAAGGATAAAAAATTGGATAGATTAAGTTCTTTACAAGAAAAGTTAAAAACAGCAACTGGTGAAGCAGTAGCTATTAGAAAACAATACGAAAATTCATCGGAAAACATGTCTGATGATGACGCTACTAGATTTGATGCAGCTATGGTTGTAGCAGACGGGCTTGATGAAGAAATTGTGAGAGAGAAGAAAGCTATTAGTTTTCAACAACTAACTGCTACTATTGATGCTCCTATGCTCTTTCCAGATCAAGGTGATAAGAATGAGAAAGAAATTGCTACAAAGCAAATGTCTATTTTCAGAGAATATCTTAAGTGGGGAGAAAAATCTACCGCTTATATTAAGGGCGCAACAGAACTAAAAGGTCTTCAGGCCGATTTAGACACAAGTGGTGGTTACTTAGTAATGCCTATGATGGTTGTTAATGAGTTTATTAAATTTGTTGACAATGCGGTATCAATGAGAGGTCTCTGCACAGTGTTTACAATGCCTAACGCAGAATCTATTGGTGCTCCTAGCTTAGATACAGATCTAAACGATGCCGACTGGACTACAGAACTACAAACAGGTCAAATTGACAACGCTATGCGTTTCGGTAGACGTGCTCTTACTCCTCATCCTTTCGCCAAGAGAGTGAAGCTCTCTAATACACTTATTAGAAAGTCTATGATGGACCCAGATGCACTCTTAAGAGCTAGATTAGCTTATAAGTTCGCTGTTACCGAGGAACTAGGTTTCCTTCTTGGTTCGGGCGCTGGACAAGCATTAGGTGTATTCACCGCATCAGCACAAGGAATTGATACATCAAGAGACGTATCTACTTCTAACACAACTTCTTCGCCTACAGCCGATGGTCTAATTGAAGCAAAGCACTCTCTTAAGACCCCATACTGGAACGATGCAACTTGGCTATTCCACAGAGACGTATTTAAGAAAATTAGATTACTCAAAGACGGTAATGGACAATATCTATGGCAGGCCGGTATTTCCGGTGGAGTGCCAAGCACAATTCTGGACAACCCTTATGTATTAAGCGAATATGCTCCAAATACATTCACCACAGGTCAATATGTCGGTATTATTGGAGATTTCAAGAAATACTGGATTGTAGATTCTCTTGCAATGTCTGTAAGAAGAGTAGATGAACTCTACGCTGAGACTGATGAAGTTGGCTTCATAGGGCGGGCAGAAGCAGACGGAATGCCAATTCTTGCAGAAAGTTTTATCAGAGTTAAGTTAGCGTAACGTTAACTATTCACGCAACACTAACTAAATATAGTTAGAGCACAAAACCTAAAGGAGAGAAGAAATTCTCTCCTTTTCCATTTTCTCTAATTCTTTTTCAGTCAATCTAATAGTAATAATTCCATATTTTTCTAATAACTCTTTATCTCTTCTGATATCTCGTTCTCTTACTTCTTTCCTCTGGTGCCAGTAAGTGCCATCGGCCTCGAAAGCCAGATTATATTCTGGCAAAAACGCATCAACATGAAATAGACCAAAACTTGCTTGTGTTTCTATCTTAAATCCGGCATTTTGCAAAAAATCAATAAGAATTAATTCTATTTTTGTAATTTTCTTTTTACCATGCGATCTTGGGTTATGTGCTACACACTTACAATCTGGTAGAATTAATTCCATATGCTTTATTCTACTAATTCTTAGTTTTTGTCTAGTTTCTTCCGACGTACTTGCCCAGCCTTTCCCAACTTGTCTAGATAATATCCGTTTATCTATTAATTTTTGAGAATGTTTTCTTCCAGTCTGCGACATACTTAGTTTCTTTATGTATTCTGGATCTAATTTCTGTAAAGTCATTTTAGTTCGCATTTTTTCACGAAATTCATCTGTGATTATTCTTGTTGTACATTTAATACAGGATTTATGAGAATTACCACAAGACTTCACTGAATAATTAGTCATTTTCTCTTCATAGACTACAATGTAACACAAAAGTCAAAACATGTCAACAAAATAAATAAAAACATGTGATATAATTAGATTATGACTACAAAACTATATTAATATGTGGTCTACGTAATGGAAAGGGAAAAACGCTATTATGGCGACCTCATTAACAAACAAAACGAAAATGGTAATTGGACAAGCTCCAGTTGCTGCAGGAACAACAGCCAAGAGTTGGTATGTAGACACTGCTGGATATGACGGCATTAGATTTATGGTTTCTTTTGGAGCACTAACCTCTGGTACTGTTGTAAGTGTTAAACTTCAATCAGCAGACGATGCTTCTGGTACAAACCCGGTAGACCTTCTTGGTACAAGCGTAGCGGTTGCTGATACAGCAGATGATAAAGCAGTTATTCTTGATCTTTATCGCCCAGCCACAAGATATATTGGGTGCTATATTAGCATAGCAACAGCAAACGCAGTAATCAACCTTGGTGTTCATGAACTTTATGGACCAGGTAAACTTCCTGTTGTAAAAGATGCAAGCATTTCTGGACAAAAAATTAACGTTTCGCCAATAGCTGGTACAGCTTAATCAATCTGACAGACTACTATTTAATATAATAGTATAACTTAAAAACGCCAGTTAGGGGTAGTAGCCTCCCCTACCCCTCTGGCACCTAACAAATAGTAGGCCGTGTGCATAGACACTAGACGATGGGAAAAGCAAAATCGTCGCAGCTAACGGAGAAGGATAAAATATTATGACATATGTTTCTAAAGTTTATAGAGAACAAGGCGGAGATAAATTAGTAGTAGAATCAGGTGGTTCTATTGAAATTAGAGTAGGTGGAGCACTTAATTCTATTGCCCCCCTTGTTAAATTAGGATATAGTACTGGTGCTGGTCTAGCAGTAACACAGGCAACAAACAGAACAACTGGTGTAACAATAAATGCTGTTTCTGGAACAATTACAACACACAATGCATCATTAGCCGCTGAGCTCGCTGCTTCCTTTGTTGTTACAAATTCAGCAGTAGCTATTGGTGATGTTATTTTACTCTCTCAGCAATCAGGCGCTGTAGGTGTAATGACTACAGTAGAAGTTATAGCTGTAGCATCCGGTTCATTCACTATTGCAGTAATGAATGGTAATGTTGCTGCTGGCGTAGCAGAAACAGGCGCTATTCTCATAAATTTCTGCGTTTTTAAGGCAGTGAGTGCATAAGATATGAGTTTCATGAGATCAATATCAGCAACAATAACAACAACTGCTGGTGGCGCAGCTACAGTCTATACTGATGATGTGCTTAATGGTGGTTATGTTGAATCATTAACCATTACAGGCTCTTTAGATGCTGGTACTGATCTTACTATTACAGATGATGCTACAGGCGCTCCAATAGTAACATTAACCAATATAAATACAGGTACTTTTAGACCAAGGGGCGCAACACATGATATTACTGGTGTAGCATCACTATATGCAATAGAAGCACTAGCAGCAGTAGAAGATAAAATTGCTATAACAGGCAGAATAAAAATAGTAGTAGCTCAAGGTGGTGCAACAACTACCGGAGCTATTACATTCATAATTAGTTAAGGGAGATAGAAATGCGAATTTTAATGAAAACACGAGCGGCAAGTAGTAATGGAGTTCTTTTTCCAGATAAGTACTATATAGTAGAAGACTCTGTAGGAAGAGACTTTGTTGAAGGAAATTATGCTGTAGAGGTAGACGCTAAAGGTCTACCTGTAGTAGAAGATACCACTGTCTTAGAAGAGATAGAAGAGTTTACTCCTGCGAAAGATCCAGCCTTTAGTGAAGTAAAACTAGATGTTGCTGATCCTGTTTTCGTAGATACTACAGCAGAAATAGAAATAGTAGAGGATGCACCAAAAGGTACACGTTCTAAGAAAGGCTAAGTGAACTGCTCACAATGTGAGCTTCTGACTTCAACGCTTGGCTAATGCCATAGCTCCATCATGACTAGTTCCTAGTCTTAAAATATTAATTGCTGCATTTACATCTCTATTTATATTTAGACCACAACCTAAGCAGTTATGCATTCTGACAGAAAGGTTTTTCTTAACTATTAAACCACAACCCGAACATATTTGAGATGTGTTTTTAGGATTCACGAATAATACTTTTTTACCAGCGCATTCTGCCTTGTAAGAAGTGAAATTCATAAATGTTGACCAACCAGCATCGCTAATAGATTTTGCTAAATGATGATTTTTGATCATATTATTAATATTTAGTTTTTCAAATACAATTAAATCGTAATTGTTAACAATGTTTCTACTTGTTTTGTGTAAGAAATCTTTTCTTTGATTTTTAACTTTAATATATATAACAGCTACTTTATTCTTTTGTTTAGCTCTAGAATTAGAACCTTTCTTTTTTCTAGATAAAATATGTTGTTCGTGAGCTAGTTTCTTCTCTGATTTTCTAAAAAATCTAGGATTATCAATTTGAATACCGTTTGATAAAGTAGCAAATTTCTCAAGACCAACATCTACACCAATAATTTCTTGTGTTTTAGGTAATTCTTTTGTCTCTACTTCACAAGAAAAACAGACATACCATTTATTTACTTCTCGTTTGATAGTACAAGTTTTTATTACACCTTGTATTTCTCTATGAAGCTTTATATTAATGGTGCCTATTTTAGATAACTTTAGTTTATTAGAAAGAAGTGAAAATCCGTTTTGTGGATAAGTAAAACTATTGTATCTATCAATGTTTTGAAATCGTGGATAACCAGCTTTCTCTTTTGTTTTTAATCTACGAAAGAAGTTCTGAAAACTTTTATCTACTCTCCTAAGAACATTTTGTAACACCTGAGAATAAATAAGAGAGTATTCTGGTAATAGTTCTTTTATATAGGGTAACTCTCCAGACTGTCCATAGTAATTAAGAGATTTTTTGTGTTGAGTGTAAGTAGTCTTTCTTTGTTCTAAAGCACTATTATACAAAAATCTACAAGAATTTAAAGTAGAAAGTAATATTATTTCTTGTTTTTTGTTTGGATAGATTCTGTATTTATAGGTTTTTAGCATATCTTAATTATATCACACTATAAGCAGTATAGATAACATGTTTTATGATATAATACAAATAAGAGGTAAATAGAATGAAAACAATATCAGATAGCAACACAAGAACACTAATTACTATTCCAAAAGAATTAAAAAAGGAAATAGAAATTTTAGCAAAAAAAGAAAATAGAAGTTTTAATAATATGCTTATAACTATTTTAAAATCACATAAAATTAATTCATCTGATGGGTGTTTTTGATTATGGCCATAAGTGATACATACCTAACCGTTGCGGAGTATAAACAAGCAACTAATACTAAAACCTCTGGTAATGATTTGCATATTCAGCAAGTAATAAATGCGTCGTGTAGATATATAGATAAAATATGTAGAAGACATTTTTCACAAGATGAAAATGTAACAACACGAATATATGACGGAGATGGATCTAACTTAGCTCGTGGTTTTGTAAGAGAAGACGGAAGATATGTAAGTGGTTCTTCTATGCTACTTCTTCAGGACGATATAAGTACTATAGTAGGTTTGGTTGTAACTATTGATAATGATGGAGATTACATACCAGAAGCTACCTTAACATTAAATACTGATTATTGGGTAGGTCCATATAATACTTCTTTATCAGAAACTGAACCATATACGTGGTTAAGATTAATTCCTACTAATAATGTTACCCCAGTTTGGCCTAATCATATGCGATCTATCTCTATTACTGCAAAATTTGGATGGGTTAATATTCCTGATACTATTAAGGAAGCTTGTTTAATTTTAACAAGAGAGATAATAGATCTTCAAACAGGTGGTGTTACACAAGCATTAAACTTGGTAGATGCTGCTTTGCCTATTCAAAGAAGAACTGCTGCTATTGTTGATAAATTAGTAGAAGAATATAAAAGAAAAGTAAAGTTGTTCGTTTAATGGCTACTTTCGAACTAATAGACATGGCTGAATTACACAGAATGGTTGGTTTTTTAGAAGTAGAAAAAGGAATACCGCATGTTAAAAAATATACATTAATAGGTATTTTTAGAGTGATGCAAAGAGAAGCTAAAAAAGCAGCTAGACCACATGATAGTGATTCAGGAGAATTAGCAAACTCTCTGCATTATACTATTTCTGGAGATATGGGAACACTTTATTCAACTTTACCTGATGCTCATGTAGCTGCTGCTGAATATGGTAGAGATGCAGGAAGCACAGCACCGCCTTTAGATGAAATTAGAGAGTGGGCAGACAGACATGGATTAGATAATCCATTTGCTATAGCCAGGGCCATTGGAGAAGAGGGAACAGACGGGTTGTATTTCTTTGAAACAGCATATGATATCGGATCTCAACACGCAGAAGTAGAATATAGTAATTGGTCTACTAACTTAGAACAGAGATGGACAAGTTTAGGGTGACTTATATTCAAGCCAGAGACGCAATTTATGATGAAATAAATAAATTAGTAACAGATCCTCCTGATTTGGAAACTGCTTTATTAAGAGTATATATTAGACCCCCAGATACATTAAGTGATACACCAGCAGTAATTTTTTTTGGAGACGGCGGTAGATTTGATTTTACTTTTGGTAATACAGTAACCGGAGAAGAACATCACGAAGAATATCTTAAAGTTATGATTACTGATCAAAATATAGAATCTGGATTAGAGAGACTAGAAATACACAAAAAAGACGTATTAGATAAGATAAGAGATGTCGGAAATCTAAATGGATACGGTGAAATATATCATGTGGAGTGGAGTCCACCATCAAGACATACATTAGGTAGAACTTTTTTTCTAGGTCAAGCAATTAGAGTACAATTTCTTGTAACTAATCCTATTTAAGTATGATACAATAAAATTAGGAGTTAAAATATATATATGAAATTATTTCGCGCTACTGTAGGCATGAATTTTCCAACTGATATCAAAGTATTACAAAGGATGGCAGCAGGAGAAGACGTGTATCCAGAAGAAAGAAATGAAGTTAGATATGAAGAAGGAGATATTATAGAAGAGAATAAAATTCCTGCTTCTATTTTAGTAGATCTTTTATCTCAAAACTATTTAATTCTGGTTGATACTAAAAAAGAAGTCTCTATTAAAATAGAGGTTCCTATTAAGGAAGACATAAATGACTAGATATACAGGCGCTGATGTAGGTTTTTTCTATGTTAGTGGATACGAGCTTAGAGGGCTTACAACTAAGGTTGATATAAACGTAGAGGGTATGGTAGAAGACACTACTGCATTAGGAGATACTTATGCAAAGATTCTACCTGTTGGTTTAAGACAATTTAATTTATCTCAAGATGCTTTTTATGATGATGCTGCATTAGCAACTAATGCAGCTTTAGTAAGTACAACAACACAAATTGGTATATCAAGAATAATATGTATTGGTTTAGAAACAAACACAAGTCCAACAGTTACAACAGGCGCACATAAAGGTTTTATTGGTTTTGAGGGTCCGTTTGAAGGAAACTATGATAGAAAAGTATCAAGGGGAGCACTGCATAAAGTAACGGCAAATTATGCTGGTAGCGGAACAGTAGATCAAGGTGACTTATTATTAGCTAATAGTGTTAATCCTGGAGCAACTGGTAATGGATTAGGCGCGGACAACGGAGCACTGACATCAAATGGCGGAGTTGGATATTTTCAAGTTAATTCATATACAGCAGGCGGCGCTTCTGGTTTAGTAATGAAAATACAACACTCAGCAACAGACGGCAGTTATGCGGATTTAGCTACTTTTACTACTGTTACAACTGCCCCAATTGCTGTTAGAGTAGCGGTTGTTGCTGGCACTCAGGTAAATATATGGGTTAGGTGTCTTTGGACATTTACAGGAGGTTCTGGTAGTTCAAGTTTTACAGGAATGGTAGGGTTTGCTAGAAATTAATGGCTACATATACTAGTGCTAATTTAAAAATAGAATTTGATAACGCTACTGGAACTTTAGTTGATATGAGTAATTATATTATTTCTACTAGCGGATTAAGCGCTACTATGGATTTAGACGAGATTCATGCATTCGGAGATTCGTGGGTGGAGAGAGTAACTAAAGGAACGTTTAGATTTGGAGACATAACTTTATCTGGACTTTATGACGACGCTTCTCCTTCTGGACCTAATATTATATTTAACGATATTCTTAATCTTAAAACAACCGCTGCTGGAACAAGAACACTAAAAATAACTTGGGGTGGTTCAAAAACAAGTACTGTAGAGACTTATATTAAGTCCTATAAATCATTGCCTTCTCGTGGAGAAATAACAAAATTTGAAGTGGTGTTAAGTACCACTGGAACAGTAACAGAGGTTTGATAAATGGCTACATATACTAGTGCTAACATATCCATAATGTACGACAATTCTGCTGGAACCCCAATAGAAATGAAGGGATTTATCACAGAATTCAATGGGATACCTATTAACGCTATGATAGAAGAAACTCATACGTTTGGAGATCAGTGGGTAGAAAGAACTTATGCTGGAGTAAAAGACATCGGAGAAGTCTCGTTTAAGGGTTTTTTCGATGATGTTACTAATGGACCAGATGCTGTTTTTAACAGAGTAGGAAATTCTACAAATGGCACTTTAACTATTACTTGGGGTGGTTCAAAGACTACATCTTTTGAAACAACAATTAAGAGTTACAATAGAATACCAGGAAGAGGACAATTAACAAAATTTGAAGTAGTGATTGTCCTTTTGTCTGGGACAGTAACAGAAGCTTAAGGATAATACAATATGGCTTACTATAATTCTGCTAGTGTTAGAATAGATTTCGATAGATCTGATGGTTCTACTTTACAAAACATGTCTGCTTATATTACTGAGTGTAATGGAATAAATATTACTGCTTCATTAGAAGACAGTCATACTTTTGGAGACTCTTGGGTAGAAAAGCTATTTGCTGGTCTAAGAACAGTAGAAGAAATAACACTAAAGGGTTTTTATGACGATACTGCTGTAACTGGACCTAATGCTATTTTTAATGATGTAGGTAATCTTACAACTGGTATTTTAAGAACATTTAAAATAACTTGGGGTTCTATAAAAAATACTTCTGTAGAAACAATAATTAAATCCTTTAATAGACTTCCATCAAGAGGAGCACTAACTATGTTTGAAGTAGTATTAGCTCCCACTGGTGCTGTTACTGAAGATATATAATGAATAAGAACTTAAGAGTCGAATAACTTAATTCGACTCTTTTCAATTTTTGGAGGTAAGAAAGAAATGGCAAAAACTAAGATAGTGAACAAGAAACCACCTATTAAGCCAGTAGATTCTGGTACATATACAGTAGAGATAGATGGAGAAACATATCACCCACACTCTGATGAAACTGTAACATTCAGATCTAGAGGAAATATAGAACACATGATGCTTTCTATGAGACTATATGGACTAAGTTCATTAGAAAACACTGAGGCAGTTAAATCTATGGAAGAAGGCGGGGTATTTGATCAAGTTATTGAACATTTATCTTCAAATATTTCTGCATGGACATGGACAGACGATAATGGGGACTTATATTTAAGTCCACCAGATGTTAAAACAATCAGAAGTCTAGAATTTACAGAAATTGGTTGGCTACTTTCTAATCAAGGTGCTACTAAGCCAGCAGAATCGATTGATGAAAGAAAAAACGACTCCGAAACTTCTTCGACTACCTAAATGATAAGGAGGAGGCTAGTCCTCCTCCCGAATGGTATTTAGGTATATTATGTGAAGAGTTTCATGCACTACCAAGTCAAATAAAACAAGAAGATTCAGAAACACTACAGAAAATAATGGAGTATAGAAGATTTCATAGAGCTAAAGATATTATTGATAACAATGGCGATATGGAAACAATAGACGAAAAAACTAAAGAAGAAGCCACTTATTTAATATTTACAGACGCAGAAAAAGCAATGGAAATAATTAAAAAAAGAATGTCTAAGGATGAATCTGATAGATTAACTTTCCAAGAAGGAAATAGAGAAGAGAGTACTTTTGGGACGGGGATCGACCGCTAACCTAAACATCAATGTAAAGGCAACCAACAGCACTGGATCAGCAATGACAAGAGTTATTGCTGATGTTCTAGGCTTAGGCGACGCTTCACAAAGATCAGGTCAGCAATATAGTGATCTTACTCGTCGAGTTATTGAAGGTACTATAGTCTGGAACGCTTTTCATTCTGTTATACGCGGAGTTAAAACTGCAATAGAAGAAACAATTAAAGCCGGTATTGATTGGGAAGTCAATATGGCTAATATCAAGCGTACTGTAGAAGGCACTCCAGAACAAATAGCTAAGATTGGCACAGAATTGCGTAATATGGCAAAAGAAATGCCAGTTACTGCGAATGAGTTAGCTAAAATTGCTATGGTAGCTGGACAAATCGGTGTAGCCTCAAAAGATATAACAAAATTCACAGAAGTCATGGGTAAATTATCTGCTACTACAAATATTGTAGGGGAATCTGGTGCTGCTCAGCTTGCTAGATTTATGAACATTATGCAAGCATCTTTCGGAGATATAGATAAATTCGGAGCGGCACTTCTTGATTTAGGTAGAAAATCAGCAGCTACTGAAACTGAAATTCTTACTATGGCTATTAGATTAGCTGGTGCTGGTCAACTTATTAAAATGTCTGGTCAAGATGTTCTTGCTTTCTCTGCCGCTTTGTCCAGTGCTGGTCTTAGAGCAGAAATGGGTGGATCTGCAATGAGTAAAGTAATGATGGATGTTTCAGAAGCGGTGTTTAATGGTGGTGTAGAGCTAGAACAATTTGCAGAAATATCTAAAATGACATCGGCAGAATTTAGTAAATTATTCAAAGAAGACTCAGCAGCGGCACTGGTTAAATTCATTGTTGGATTAAGAAGTGTATCTGATGCTGGAATGAATACTTTCGCAGTATTACGTGAGTTAGGACAAGATGGTATTAGACTTAGGGCTACACTTCTTCAGACCGCAGCAACTAGTGATATTCTTACTAAAGCACTAAATGACGGTAGAACAGCGTATGCTGAAGGAACAGCACTAAATCAAGCTTTTGGTGATAAGGCAGAAACTACTGCTAGTAAATTAGCAACACTAAAAAATCAAATACATGATGTAATGATTGAAATTGGAACAGGATTAATGCCAACTGTTCTCTCTGTTGCATCTGCTTTTACTGCCTTTATAGAACATTTACGCCCCTTAGAACCGCTATTTGTTGTTATTGCTCAGGTTCTTCCAGAAATTATTGCTTTGTTAGTTTTAACTTTTGGAGCAGCTTTTCTTCTTCGCGTAGGAGAAAGTGTAGTTTCAATAATAAAGTTAACTATGGCTTTTATTACTCTTAGTCCTTCTATTAGTGGAGCAATAGTTCCTATGTCAGCTTTTGAGGTTAAATTACTTTCCTTAAAGTCTGCTATTGTTTCTACTCAAGGAAAACTACTAATTATCATAGCTGCAGTATTTGCTTTAGATCTGGCTTTACAAATATTTACAGGAAAAGGTTTATTTGCAAGAATATTTGGAGATGAACAAATAGCAAAAACTAATGTTAAATTATTAAACGAAATAATAGGGCGAATGCAAGAGTTGGATACAAGCGCACGGGTACCGCAAATATTGCTAGAAATAAATGCTATTTTAAGACAGCAACTTCAAATAAGAGCAGACATTAAAAGAGCAGAAAATAGAACTGGCGATGAAAGTCCGCCTAGAGTTGTGTTTGACAATTCGGCAATTCAAGGTCGTATAGAAATGCTTAAAAAACTGGATCTTAGTGCCTCAGAAGTAGCACTTACGTTTGGATCTAATTTAAATCCCGAATTCATAAAAATTATCGCACATGTATTTGACCTAGATGAGAAGGCTGTTAAAGCAGGTTGGGGCAGGGCTATGCAAGAGCAAGCTAGAGAGATGGAAGAAGGTCTTGCTTTAGTAAATAACGCTTTTAAAAATATAGAAGGAACCTCAACATTTACATTTCCCCCAACTAAAGAACAAGTAGCTGCTGCGAAAGAAGCATTGAAAGAAGTAGAAGGAGCTGTTGATGATTTCTTGCCTAAAATTGGTCAACCATTTAAAGAGTGGAAAAAAGAAATGGATATTTTCTTTGAGGCATTTAACAATCAAGCTAAAAACATAGATGATATATGGAATGTACTAACTGCTGCTGGAATTAGAGGAGTAGATCAGATAATAGATGGACTAAGAAGAGGAGGACCACTAGCTGTACAGCAATTTATGGAATTCCTATTCGATCATCCTATGGATATACTTGAAATGTTAGGACAGCAGGGTGCAGTATTAGCAGAGGCTTCTGGTGGTCTAGTTAGTTTAGGTGTGGGTGTGGGACTAGGGAATGGTGCCGCAGTAGTTTCTGCTGGTGCAATGAGTGGAATAGCTAATCCTATAGGAAATGTTCTTGATGGAGTAATAAGATATGCTGGTAGTGCTGCTAGAGTAATTACTGGTGTTATTTTAACTTCATTAAATGGTGATTTCCCAGAAGGCGGAATTACCCCATCTTCTTTTATAACAAGAGCGAAAACAATTCAGGACTTTTTAGAGGAATTCAATGCGGGTAAGACTACTAAGAGAACAGAAGAAAAGAATAGCGGAGGAGGAGGTGGCGGAGGAGGAGCAGCAAAAGAAATTAAAGAAGTATTATCATTAATAGATAGTTTTAATAAAACAATAGCAGAAAAAGCCAACTTTAGAGAAATGGTAAAAAAATTTGGCGATGGCGGAGCAAAAATAATGGAAGCATTTAATAAGGCAATTACTGCTGGTGTAGATGATGCTGAATCAGCCGGTGCAAATTTTGCTAACTCTATAGATTCTTGGATAAATGATGCAATAAGATCTAATGTACCAAACGCAGCAGATTGGGGAAGAAGAATAGTAGAAGCAGGAACAGCAGCTATTATAGAAAATACACCAGAAGCAAAAGCTGCACTAGAGAAACTGATGAAAGACGCAAATGAGGTATTTAATGCAGACAAAAATATGAAATTAACTGCTGGTACTTTTGCTGATACTTTTGCGAAAGCTTTTGCAGATGCCAAAATGGAAGCAAAAATTGGTTCTGCTGGTACAAAACTAATGGAGTCTTTCTGGAAAGCAGTAAATGAAGGTGGAGGAGATAACATTCGTAGATTTGCTGAAAACGCTGCTGATATGCTTGCTACCCTACAGAAAAAAGATATTGGTGCTGATGCTTTTGCTCAATTAAAAACTAACTTTACTAATGCACTTAATGACGTAATAAATAATGCTACACCGGCAAATATAGCTAAATTCCAAGAAGCAATGGCACAAATAAAAATAATAATGGACGGAGGCGCTTTAGCTGTATCCTCTAATACTCTTGTTATGGCAGAAGATATTAAAAAACTTGCATCTAATCTCGGTCTAAGTGCAGACGATATAATAAAAAACATAGATTTCTTTGTTAATACGGGATTATTTAAGATTCTTGATACACTAAAAGATCTAACTCCTGCCACAAAAGACGCTATTGAAAAAACATTAGACCAACTTAAAGCAGGTAAATTAACAATTGGACAAGCAGTTACAGAAATTTGGAATGCAATTGTAAAAGGCGCTTCTGCTACTAGTCCATTACAGAGTGGCACTGGACCAGGCGGTGGCGGTGGCGGTGGCGGTAGTAAAGTAGATCCTAAGACTATAGTTGGATCTATACCTTATCAGATTGAACAAATAAGAATTTTACAAGAAAAAGTAGACCTATTAATGGGGCAAAGCCATGGATTAACTTTGGCTGGTGTGCCTGTTCCTCAATCACTAGCTGCTGGTTTAGTTGGGGGATTAACTAGTCTAGATAGTATGAAGGATGAATTAAATTCTGATATAGAAGCCTCTGTTGCGGCTCGTGCTAGTTACGACCCTAACGCTATAGCCCAAGCAGAATTTGACACACAAAGTAGAAATTCTGCTGCACAAAAAGCAAAAAAAGAAGCTTTAGATAAAGCAAAAATGGACGAGTATAGAGCAAGAGTAAGAGAAATACTACCACATATAGTAGAAATAACTAAACAAATAAATAGTGGTACTTTCTCTTCTGATGCATTAGCTCTTCTTAAAGCTCAATTAAAAGACTGGAAAAATAAATTAGATAAAGCTAGAGATGGTCTAACTGGTGCTGGTTTTAGTAATGTAAGCCAAGATGGATTTAATGGTGTAGGAAAAATATCTGGTTTTGCTGGTGGTGTAAGAAACTTCATGGGTGGAATGGCGGTAGTTGGAGAGAGAGGGCCAGAATTAGTTAGATTACCAAGAGGATCTGATGTATATTCTAATAGTCAATCAAAAGGTATGGGTGGAGTAAATGTTCAACTAATAATAAATTCCCCTATTACAGATGTACAATCATTAAGAAGAGCTATACCTCAAATATCAGAAGAAATAAGAAGATATAAGGGAAGATAAACTATGACTGCAAGTGTGTTGTATATAGACGCAGACATAGATAATAATGATAGCTTTAGTTTAAGTCTATTAGATTATATGGTTGCTGAGTTTAGTGATGTAAATATTCAAAGAGGAATAGATGAAAATAGAGAATATCAATCATCAGAAGTAACATTTAAATTAACAAATAGATCATCTATATTTACATTAAATAATTACTCTAGTTCTATTTGGGGAAGATGGGGAATAGGAGTAAAAATAAGAGTAAATGCAACAAAAGATGCAGTAGTATTTAATTTATGGACAGGGTATATTACTAATTTAGATTATGAATATGATTTTCAAATAAAACAATATGTATGTTCAGTTACTTGTAATGATTTATCATATATATTAGATAAATACACTGAAATAAAAGTACCCTTTGCTCAAAATATTACAACATCAGAAGCAATAAGAAGAATAGCTATTTTAATACCAGATATTTATAATTTCGGTACTTCTTTTGTTTCTAAAGCAACAGATCCAGCAGCATTACCAGCAAGTACAGGAAACGCAGTTGCTTTTCATCCAAGTGGTAAATATGTAGCTATTGCACACTTTACTAGTCCATTTGTTTCTGTATATCCTTGGAACGGAACTACTATCGGAGCCAAGTTAGGAAACCCTAGTCCGGCACTTGCTGGGCAAGGTAATGGAGTAGCATTTAGTTCTGATGGAACCATTTTAGGAATTTCCCATAGTAATACACCATATTTTTCTTTATATGCCTTTGACGCTGTTTCTGGAGCTATTGGGACACGGTTTACAGACCCTACTACAACACCTACAGGAAAAGGTTTAGGCATAAGTTTCAGTCATGATTCTAAACTAGTAGCTATATCGCATGAGGTTAGCCCTTATATTAGTGTTTATCCTATTTCTGTTAATACTACTGCTTTTCCAGTAACAGTAACTGCTACCAATGGAAATTGGTCTAGTCCAGATAATATAAAAACAGATAACGGACTTGATGCCTCACAGACTTTTTCTAGCAGTAATTTTCCTTTAATTTGTAGGAATTATAGTTTTTCTGTTCCTTCAACCGCTACTATTTCAGGTATAGAAATAGAAATACAAGCTGGTAATACTTGGGGATGCAGAGTAGCTGGACTTCAACTATACTATGGGGGAGTGGTAGTAGGAGTTAAAAAAGAACCTAATGCTTTTTTGTCTGCAAATCAAACTGTTGTTTTTGGTGGACCGACAGACAAATGGGGATATGCATCAACATACTCTATAGTTAATGATGTTGGGTTTGGGTTTAGTTTACAAGCGTCTGGTATGTTAATAGATATAGACTATGTTAAAATGACAGTATATTACGAAGACAACAACATAAAAGCTATTGGCCTCAAAAGAGCAAATCCAACCACTATACCAACCGGAGATGGAAAATCTGTTTCTTTTTCTCCATCTGGTAATTATTTAGCTGTTGGTCATAATACTAGTCCTTATTTGTCTGTATATAATTGGAATAAAAATGTCTTTGGAACTAAAATAACAAATCCTGTCACAGCTTTAGGATCTGCGGCATTAGGGGTCGCATGGTCTCAAAGAGAAGATTATATTGGAGTATCTTTACTTTCTTCTCCTTATATTACTATTTATAATTGGACTGGAACTGCTTTCGGAACTAAATTAGCAGACCCCAGTACACTACCTCCAGGCCAAGGTAATTCAATATCTTTTTCTTTAGACAATAAACAAGTAGCAATAGGAACAGTTGCTAATACCTCTGTTTTAATGTATTATTATAATAATAAAGAGATAGGGCAAAAAATAACTAATGGATTAACATATTCATCAAGTGATACAAATGGAATAACTTTTGATACTTCTACTGGTGCTCTAGCAATAGCATCAAGTGGATCACCTTATTTGCTTGTATATAAAGGAAACAGTTTATTATCTCTTGAATCTGGAGATCAAATTATTCCTTACTTTGTTGATCCTGATGCCGGTTCAGTTTGGGAAATAATTAAAAAAATAGCATACCATGAATTAAATGGATTTTTATATATTAGTGGTAGTGGGCAATTAACTTTTAAAAAGAGATCTAGTAATTTATACTCTACTCCTACTTATTCTGTTGGTCCAGATTATGCTAATGATACTTCTCCTTATGAAGCAGAGTATGAATTAAGAGCAGAAGATAGAAAAACTAGATATAAATTAAATACTAAATCTTATGTTATTGGACAAGATGGACTTTTAGTATATGTAGAAACTAAAGGATCTGCTAAATCAGATAGTATTGAAATTGCACCATATGGTGTTTATGAAACTACTATTAAATACAATATAAATCAAGTATATAAAACTGAGCCATTACTAGTTGATGTTGATTACACTTTTGCATCAACAATAAATGGAACCAATAATCAAAACAACGCTGCTATAATAGATTTTTATGATTTAGGAACAGAGGGCAATCTTTATATATTTAATAACTCTGCTGCTATCATTTATATGACTAAATTTCAAATAAGAGGAACACCGTTAAGTTTACCTTTGAATGATAAATTTACAGAATATAATGAGCCACTAATTGTAAACACTACTACTATCTGGGGAACTGGGCAAACAGAAGAAGAGCTACTCTATTTGCCAGACTCTAAGGTAGTTACTGGTTTCTCCATTGGTAATTTCAAAACATCACGATATACTAATCCTAAATTAAATCTTTCATATAATTGGAATTCATCAATATCTACAGAAAATACTAAAAATTCATTTTTAGTTCAAACAGAATTATTTCAAACATTTAGATATGCAGACAAAACAACATCTGATGGTATGAACATAGACTATCCACTAAGAATAGTAGGAATAAATCATCAATTAAATATAGGTGAACTAATACAAACTACACTAACTACGTTGCCTTTTTGGACTAATAGAAACGTAGATAAAGTAGCTTGGGATTATTTTAAAAGAGGAAATTCTTCGTCACTAGGAAACTCTCCATCAGGACACGTTTGGTCTAGTGGATTGTCTATATTAAGTAATAAAGCACAAGGAAGTGCTGGTATCTTTACAATAGAAATAGCCACTTTAGAATTAACTACAGCTAAACAAGTTGTAGAGGTAATTGCTGGAGAAATAGTTGGTTCCGGTGGAACAGCTAAGGGAGGAGTGGTGTTTAGATATCAAGACTCAAGTAATTATTGGGCATTATATGTTGGGGATATAATTGGAACTACGTTTGTTTATTTAGATAAAGTAATAGCCGGTGCTACCACACATGTAGCAACATTAACTCCGTATACATTAGGCTCAGGAGTCAATGGATTAAGGGTTATGTGTTATGATAACTATATTAAAGCATACGTTGGATATAGAGAATTGTATTCTGGTACAGATAGTTTCTTAAATACAGCCACAAAAGTAGGCTTACTTAGTCAAAATTCAGCATCTAGTGGTGGAACACAAAATGATTTTACTAATTTTTACGCTCAAGGACTTTGATAAATGGCTAGACCAACAGTATTAATAGAAGCTGATTTTGCAGGGAACTCTACTTGGAACACTAATCTTCATGACTATATTATTGGAGTTGGTAGTGGTTTTTCTATATCTAGAGGAGTAGATGATAATTTACAATATAATACTTCTGAAATAAATTTCTCAGTAACTAATAAATCTAGAATATTTACTCAAACATTAGGTTCCAGCTCTTTATATGGAAAAATAGAAGTCGGAGTAAAGTTAAGAGTAAAAATAAATACTGTTATTGTTTGGCAAGGTCATATTATTAGTTATGGTTGGAAGTTTGATGCTAGAAATAAAGTAAATATTTGTAATATAAATGCACAAGATATTGGTGGAATAATAAATAAATATGCTAATATTTCTGCTGCATATAGTGGATCAATTACTGTAAATGCAGCTATGACACTAATAACTAATCAAATATTTCCTACTATTACTACAAGTTTTGATACCTCCACAACAACTTTACCTTTTTATTGGGCAGGAATAACAGCTAATTTAGCAGAACAAAGGATAGATACACAAGGAACAAGTGCTTGGGGTGCTTTACAAAACTTAGCTGATCATGATATGGGTGGAGTACTATTTGTTAATAAAAGTAATACATTGGTGTTTAAAAAAATAGAAAATATTCTTGGTGTTGCTTCTCCTAAATTATGGGGAAGTGGAACAAATGTTTTACCTGTATATGAAAATTATGAAATAAAATTTGAAGATATTGCACAAAAAGCAGAAATAGAAACAACAAATTATCAAGTAGATCCTGCTGGTACAGTAATAATGTATAGAGAGACTATAGATTTAATAAATGGAGGAGCAAGAAAAGTAGAAGCATATGAAACATATGAATTTACTGCTACTTATGATTATGTAGCTAGTTCTATAACAACACCGGCATATACTACTGATTATTTAGTTAATTCAAGTAATAATGGAACAGGCGGAGATAGACAAGCAGATTTAACATTTAGTTTTGTTAATAATGGAGCTAATGGTACTGTATTCTTTTACAATTTCTCTGCCACCCCTTTTTATATCAGTAAAATGCAAATACGAGGTGTACCAGCAAGTCCACCAACCAGTTCAGTAGTGTTTTCTAGAGAACTAGCTCCTCCCTCAATATATAATCAAATAGGGTCTATTAAAAAGAAATTTGATTTTCTTTCAGACACTTATATAGTTAGAGATTATATTTATTCACAATTAAGAATACATAGATACTCAAATCCTGCTTTAGAATTACAATTTAAGTGGGGAAGTGCATTAACAACAACAGAAGATACAGCAATAATTGCCGATATGATTGCATTAGAATTATATGATCTTGTTTATTATAAATCTATAACTAATACTGGATCCAATGTAGATGATTACTTTAGAGTTGTATCAATAGATCACAATATAGCAATAGGTCAATTGTTTGAAACAACAGTAAAGTTAATACCAAGTCATATGTTTAGAGATAAAAGTAATATTGCTTGGGACGATTTTGACAGACCAAACACAGCATCATCATTAGACACCTCTCCTACTGGTCATATTTGGACTAATGATGCTGGTGGATTTCATATAAATAACAATACAGCTACTCCAAATACTTCTAATAATGTAAGTTATTTTAATTTAGGATCTGTTGAACAAATAGTAGAGGTTTTTTTTAGTAATCTAGGAGTTACTTCTTCTGGTTTCGTAAAGATACTTTTCTCTGGCACTAATTTTTTAAATGATGTTTTTGAAGCTGCTTATGGATATAATCCCGTTAATGGACAAACAATTGCTTTTAGTCACAATGGCGTGTCCTTAAATACTGATATAGTATCCTATACACGAAAAAGTAATAATACTTTAGAATTAAGAGTAGTTAAAAAAAGCAATAAAGTTAAAATATTTGCAGATGGTAAATTAGTATTATCAACATCTCATATTAATTTATCTGCCGCTGGAACATATTGTGGTGTTATCTCAGACTCAAATACATTATTTGATAATATATATACACAAGGAATATAATTAATGGCAACACCAACAATACTAATAGAAGCAGACTTTCTCAATAACAATACTTATTCTACAGACTTAACTGGGTATCTAACAGGTACTGGTACATCTATAGATATAGATAGAGGAGTAGACGAAAACTATTTACCACAAGGATCTCAATTAACAATACAATTTTTAGATCCTTTAAGAGTATTTACTATTGAAAATAGTTTTTCTGTTTTATATGGAAAACTTCAACAGGGCGTAAAATTAAGAGTAAAGGTATCTGGTACAATAGCTTGGCAAGGCTTTATTTCTAATTATACTAATCAATACGATGCTCAATCAAAACAAAACAGTGTGTCAATAACTGCTGACGATATTTCTTTATATGCTAACTTTAGTACTCCCATATCTGTAGCAATACAAACAACATCTAGTGTAAGTGCAGCTATGGCATTACTATTAGGACAAATACCAACAATATCAGCAAGTAATTATACATTAGATTCTTCAGATAATATATTAAGTAATTTTTGGATAGGAGAACAACCTTCTTTTTCTTTCAAAGAAATTATTATAACTAAAAGATGTGGTGCAAGTGAAGATCAAGGCTCTTCTTGGGTTAATCCAACTAATGCCATACTAGATGATGCTGTTTATGCTACATGGACAACTGTTGACAATACCAGTAAAGAACAATCTTCTACCTTACGAGCTACTGATTTTCAGTTTAATATTCCTACTACTATCAATAATATTCATGGAATAGAAATATCAATAGAAGCTAAAGCTACAGCAGAAGCCAACATAAAATCAGTAGAATTAAGATATAGTACATATGGTTATGGAAATCTTGTTACAACTCCAATTCCTTTAACTACTTCTGATACTGCATATGTATTTGGTAGTAGTCAAAGTTTAGCTGGTAGTAATAGTGGACAGTATGAATCTATTAACTCTAATACTTTTGGTGTAGATATAATATTTGAAGACAATGCTGCTAATACTGCTATACAAACCATTAGTGTAGATAGTATACAAATAAGAATTCATTATGCTAGTAAGTATGGTGAGTCTTCTACTACCACATCATCAGAAATAAATGTTTGGCAACAAGCTAATGATGTAGCTAATCATGAACTAGCTGGGTTTTTTTATACATCTAAAGACAGTAAGTTTATTTTTAAAAAAGCCTCTAATATGATGGGTTCTACAGTAAGTAGAACTTGGGGACAAGGAACCTCTATTCTTCCTATTTCTGCAAATGAGAAATATAGAGTAGAAGATATGGCAATAAAATCAAAAATAAAAGTAATGAAATATGATTCGTCTCAATCTGCAACTGCTGTTATTTGGTCTGACCCAAGGGGGGCAGAAACCAATGATTCTAGATTAGTTCCAGAAAGATTTGGATATACAGCTTATATATATTATGAAACACTATCTACTCCTATTACACCAGTAGCTAATGTAGATTATAAATTAAATTCTCTAGCAAATGGAACGGGTACAGATTATATAATTACTCCTCCTGGCGCACCAATTACTGTTTCCTTTGGTGCTTTTGGATCTAATGGAGGAGTAATTGGTTTTTATCATCCTCTTAATCCTTTTTATATCACTAAGCTTCAAATAAGAGGAACTACCCCACTTGTGCAACCAAATGAAGAAGTATCTATAGAAAGAATAGAAAATACACCCATTACTTTTATTGGAACAGGAACAATAGATCATGATTTTTCTTATTACGGAGACATTCCGTTGATGAGAAACTACACAGTATCAGAATTAAAAAAACATAGATATTATACTTCTAATCTAATTTTAGATTTTCTCTGGGGTGATTATCATAATAGTACTTCTGCTGTTACTACTGATATGATTGCGTTGGAGCTAGGAGAACTGGTAAGATACAAAGATACTGGTGGTGTAGAAACCGGATTAGGAATAAATGAATATTACAGAGTAATAGGAATAAAACACCATATAGCTATAGGAGAATTATTTCAAACAGAAGTCACATTAACCCCATCTCATAATTTTAGAAACCCAACTGCAATTGTATATGATGATTTTAAAAGACCAGACATCGCAGCATCAATTGGTACTCCTCCTACAGGTACTGTCTGGACGGCTGTTGGTGCAGCAATGTCTGTATCTGGAAATAGAATAAAAGCAGATACTGCTGGTGTAAGCGTTGTTCATCAGACATTAGGTACATCTAATCAAGTAGTAGAAGCTAAATTTTCTTCTTTAAGTGCGAGCGCAGTAGAAACTGTTGGATTAACATTTAGTTATTTAAATAGTAGTAATTATTATTATGCTTATTGGGATGATGTAACAAACAGAATAGATATACAACGTGTAAGTGCTGGTGCTACTACTTATCCGGCTTTTGTTTCCTATACTCCTAATTCCAATGGAAGAATGGAGCTAAGAGTAATTAAAATAGCTGGGTTAATTAGAGTATGGGTAGATGGAAAATTAATCATAACTTATGAAGATGGAAGTCCAGTAAATGGAAATAATGCTGGAATATTAATATATAATACTACTTTAGTTTATTGCGATGGTTTCTATGCTCAAGGACTCTAGTTTTATAAAAAATAATATAAATTTCTAAAAAGTGTGATATAGTGAAAGTATGATTAAAGCATATAAATATAGACTATCTCCAACAGAAAAACAAAAAGAATTACTCAGTAAGCATTTTGGGTGTACTAGATTTATATATAATTGGGTAGTGATTCATTGAAGCAAGAAATCAACTTAGTTTATAGCTCATGATAGAGATCTTAGACACCACAAGCATAGTATTTACAAAAGAAGAATTATGGTTACTTCATAAATGTATTAGACACGAGTTACCTAATTTAGATCAAATGAAAAACCCACCATTTAATTATGAATTAAATGAAGCTATATCTACAGCAATATTATTTTGCCACGAAAATGAAGTAGACGAAGCAGCATTAATACTAAATATAAAAGATCTATTAGCAATAGATTCTACTACACCACAAGACGCAAAAAGTTCTAATGGAGCACTAATAGGAAAAAATATACTACTAAAAACATTCAAAGGACGAAAAGAACTACGCGGAGAAGAGTATAATAGTAGTATAGAAGTTGAACAAACGTTCACTAAACAAGAAATAACGGATGCGATGATAGCATTAGAGGAGAAAAGAAATGCCTAACCCAGTAATAACACCAGTAAAAACTACTCCCGGAGTTGAACCGTCGGAAGCACCATGGCACGAGAGATACACAGACCCCTCCAGGATCTGCCCACAGCAAGTCCGCGAAGGTGGTTCTCCTGATCTGGAGCCGTGATTTAGGTTAGATTTTTATTGTGTTTCTTGATATAGTGTGATATAATGTATATAGATGTTTGCAGAATTAAATCAACTACAACAATTAGTTTTAAGGTTAAGTGAGACAAATAATATGCCATTTTTTTGGGAATATATACCCCCTACTACGTCAACAAAACTAGACACTACAGCTAGAGCATATAATATTCAGGACTCAATTAAAGATAGACTATTGATTAATACACCAGTAGATTTAACTAATAGTGCAGAAATATCTAGAGGTAAGAGAATTAGATCTTTTTCTTCTACATTAGCTAGAACAGTTGATGGAAAACTATATTCTAAGGGTGTGTTTTTTACTGCGCTACCTAAATTAAATAAAAGTATTTCATATAGTGAACTATATAATTCAATAACAAAATCCCCTAAAATGATGGAACTATATGAGTTTTTATCTTGTTTGCCTTTAAGAATAGTACTTTATAATGTTCCAGAAAAAATAACTGAAATTCAACTAACTTCTAACTCTAGAGATCCAGAACTACATACGGCTTTACAGGATTTAGCTTATGAAATAAATGAAGACATACGTGAGGCGTGTTTTGCTTTAGACGATCCAGATCTTTATTATCCGGGTGTAGATGAGGGTATTGAACCAGTAACAGATGATCATATTAATTTAGTAATATGGGGAATGCAAAGAGAATTAAATAGAGAATTAAGAAGTCCATTAAATAGTTATGAGTCTACTAGATTACCTGCTGTTCCTTTAAATGAATTACCTTGGAATATAAAAAGAGCATTAGTAGAGCGAAGAAGATTAAGATATAAAGAATTTGGAATAACTAAAGAAAACTGGGAAACTGGTATTTGGTCACTATGGAATGTACCAGAAGATCCAAATTTTCTTACAAGAAGATCTGCAAGGATGAATAACATTGAACTTACTTAGTTTTATTTTAGGTTTTATTTTATCCCCTGTTTTAATTTCAGTTTATGTTATTTGGGACGAAAGAAAATCATCAAGACGGTTGCGCCCATGGCGATAGTTAACAACTGGATTACATGGGCCGAAAGAGTAGATGGTCATCCTGCAAAGATCTATACACAACCAAACTCTGGTAAGTGGATCACCGTCCACAGTATAGTAGGGAATTTACCTAATCACACCATACCCCCTCGATTTCTCAGTAATAATCGTAAGTCTGATGGTACTTTTACAGATGATGCTGCTGCTTCAGTAATGTTTATATTGTATAGAGACGGGCATTTAATTCAAATGTACCCAATTACAGCATCTACATGGACTAGTAGTACAAGAGAAGCAAATACTAATTCATGGGCAATAGAAGCAGAAGGTGGTTATCCTAATAATAAGGAAAAACTAACTGCTGCTGCTAGTAAAACATTTGTTAAACTAGTTAGAGAGTGGGAAGCATGGTCTGGTCAAAAAGCAATTTCAGGAGTTACATTAAAACAACATAAAGATTTTGTACAAACAGAATGTGCTTCGGATAGATACTCTGATGCATGGGCGGCAACGCAAGAAAAGGAAGATGAAATGACACCAGAACAATTCCAAGAGCAATTTTTACTTAATATGGGTAAATTTTTTCCAGCATATATTAAAGCTTATTATGAAAAAGGTTTTACTGTAGCCAATGGAATAGTAGATCCCGGAGAAGTCACAGATGATGGTCCCGTAAAACCGTGGCTAAATGATATGAAAAATAGATGAAGATATGATATACTTTAAAGAGAAGACAGCTTAAATGAACAATGTTGGAAAGACAAAAATGTCTGGAAAGCTTAACATGTCAGTAATAAGAAAATCTTCTAAACAAAAAAGAAATTTAATATCACGCACTATAGGATGGTTAAAGAAATGGCGTTAAATTATTCTCATAGCATCTTAGGTGCAAGAATGGAAAACGGAGAATTAGTAGTTAAAGTTATTGGTATAGCTTCTTTCGGAAAAAACTCTGACAGAACAGTATCTTCTGAGATAGTTGTTAACTTAGATCCAGATACTAAAGAATTATTATCAGCTACTTTTAATAGCATTCTCGATGAACAAGAAGAAGAGCTTATGGAAAGAGCAATGGAAACAGCCGGTGAAATGCAAGCTATGGCAAGACGGAGAAACGAATAATGTTATTTAAAAGATCACCTATTGTATTAGTTAAAGATTTATGGATACCAGACGAAGTTACCCAAAAAATCAAAGATTACACACCTAAATCTAACATAGGTCAATTTATTAAACTTTTAGCTGAAAAGCATTTACCTATAGAATTAGCCGCAGAATTAATAGAAAGATTCTCAAAAATAGTAGTAATAGAATCAAGTCTATCTTTAGTGCATATACATGGAGAATCAGGCAAAAAAGATGACTATGGTATTGTTAGTACAAAAGTAGTAACAAATGCTGGAGTAGCGTTCCTGGTAGATGCGTGGCAAAATATAGTAGAATTAGAAATTATGAAATATCATGGTTTAGGTACTGGTGGTACAGTAGAAGCAGTAGGTGATACTACACTTGTAACAGAACTAACAACTCAATATATAGTAAATAATACTAGAGCAACTGGATCATTAGCAGAAGCCTCTGCACCAGTATTCAGAACTATAGGTACCAATACAGTTGATGCCTCCGCTGCCGTTACAGAACACGGCATCTTTAGTACTGATACCTCAGGTGCTGGTGTGCTTTGGGATAGAAGTCTATTCAGTGTAATCAATCTTGCAAATGGTGATAGCCTTGCAAGCACTTATGATCTCACGGTGAGTTCGGGCGGCTGACAGTTACTGCTGGTAGTTAAAAGATTAAGGCGTGCTGATGTACGCTTTTTTCATTGCTACTAATTCTTTGCCGGTAAATCTAATAACAGGCAAACTAAAATTCTCTAAAAGAAAAGCATCTCTTTTAATATCTCTATCTTTGTTTTGATGCCACCTTTCTCCATCTGCCTCAAAAGCTAAATGATATTTAGGTAAATATGCATCTACTTCATACCTTCCGAATTTCTTATATTTTTCTACACAAGGAAATTCTCTAAGAAGTATATCAACTAGAATATTTTCTATTACTGTTGGGCTAGTTGGTACTTTACAAGCTGCACATAAACAACCAACACTAGTTTCTACATGTTTCTTTTTTGCTTCACTTATGCGCTGTAATCTTAATTCATTATTTGGATAGTTTGGTTTAATACCTTTTTTGCTATTACTAATTTTTAATTTTTGTTCACCACTCATTGCTTTTTCCTTATTAGCAGAAGGCAGTCATATTCTTGCTGTTCTTAGCTTAATTGCCATTTCTTCTGTTGCAGGAATACCTTTATTCCATGCAATTTTTCCTTTAGAAAATTGCCCAGAATTAGTTTTAAGTTCCGGTTTTTCTTCGTATGTTTTTAGTAAGCTTTGTCTTATTTTTTCTCTAGTTTCCTCTGAAACAATGTGTCCAAATTGTCTTCCTCTGGGCATTATTTAATACTCAACCAATTCTAGGGCTTCTCGTACCTCAATAGAAATAAATCCATCACTTAATGCTTCTATTATTATTTTCTTTTTTTCCCAATAATTGTCATAACCAGTATTATGATTATATGGTGCAAAAAAATCATAAAAAACTAAATTTCCACCTATTGCTGCATCTTTTTCATTTAGACTTCTGTTCTCTAAATAGGGTATAATTGCAAACAATCTGCCTTTAATTGTTTCTCTCCACTCTTCTAATGCGCGTTTATATTTTTCATTATTTAGTTCTACTCGTTCTTTTGCGTTTTCTATTTTTAAATCAACTATTTCCAGTAATTCATCTTTAGTAACATCATTTCTTAGTTTTGATGGGAATTTTGCTTCTATCATTTTATATTATTTCTATCTCCATGTGCTTAATGCTTTCATAAAAACTAGTGGACTGATTTTGAATTAATTTTATTCTTGATACTGTTTTAATTATTCTATGCATATCATATTTTAAATTATTGAATTTTTCCATGCTTAAAACTAAATTATAAGACAAGTTTGATTGTAGTGTGCCTCTAGCTAAAATGATATTTGGTCTATTGTTTAAATAACAATCTAGCAACTCTTCAATTAAATAAGTTAGTGCTTTTATATCAATGAAAGATGTGGTTTTTTCTACTGTATTATCTATGTATATATCAGGAAACTCAACTCGTAAACAAGCAATTAATAATTCATATTTATTTTCCAATTATAGATCAAATCCTATTTGTGAGCAAATTGTTTCTGCTAGTTTTTGATTTTTGTTTATCGCATTTTGCATAATATCCCCGCATTTATTTACATTAGTTAGCCATTCTTTACTACCAGATATTCCGGGATTTTCTACAATGAGTAACAACTCTTTTCTGTCTGGATTAACTTTATCTATGAATGCGCCAATGAAATTAATTGTTGGTGGATTTTCATATTCTATATAAGACTCAACTACTAATTCTAACGCGGGAAGATCTACAGAGAAACATAAATCAATAACAGATTCAGACATATAAGCATCAGGCCAAGCTCTTATTAATAAAGTACAAAAATCACTCATCCACAATTTTACTAACTCAGGCCATTGTTCTATTTCTAGTGTATTCATACCGCCACTCCTATTTGTTCGTTCATCTTTGCTAATAACTCTGGATGTTCTGTTTTAATAATATAAAGTAGTTCTTTTGCTATAATAAGATTTACATTATAGATATTTCTTTGATCTAATTCGAACACCAAACTGTATATTCCAGAGTGTATTTCTTTTCCTTTTATCGAGTATAAAAGAGGAACTGGTTTAAGTTTTTTCCAAGAAGTAATGAATATTTCAACTATATTCATATCTACAATAGGCAAAGCATCCAATATAGTATCGTGTATTATAACTTTAGGCCAAGAAGATCGCAAAAAATCAACTAAATAATTGTACTTTTCAGTCATTGTCTTTTTCCTAAACCAACATTTGTTAGACTATTGTTTGGGTAAATATCTAAAAAGTTATCATAAATTTCTTCTGTTAATCTATAGAAATCTTCTAAACTACATGTTATATCGAGAATGAAAACAATTTGACGTTTTTTTTGTTTTGTTTCCCAAGCAAAATATCTATCTTCTATTACTTTTCCCATAACAGAAGATATGTTGGGAAAATGTTTAAATTTCGCATAAATAGTAATAAAATTAAGTAAATCGTTTCCATAAATATTTTGAAATGATTCTAAGGTAGACTCTTCTATAATGACATTAGGCCAAGAAGATTGCAAAAAATCAACAAAGATATTATATTTGTCTGTAGTCATGTTACAATGGTAACACACGAACTAAAGAAAGTCAAGCGTTAGGGAGAAAGAAAAACGGTAGTGGGATCTTGTCCAAGATGTAACAGTCCAATAATAATGGATAGTGGGGCGTATTGGAGTATACTGCCACCGTCACCAAGAAAAACATGTAGTTGTTTTCCAGACAGTTACATAACCACAAATACAACAAATAATTCGTGATATAATTAATTGAGAGGTGATAATTAAATGGCGGGAATGAAAGCAAATGAAGGGGTAAAAGAAGCATCTTTTAAAGCAATAATATTAAGATGCACTTGTAAACCAGAAAAAATGAAACATTCTGGTAAACCTTGCCCAAGAGCAAAAGCTGTAGATTTAGGCGTAGTTAGTTATTATCATAAAAATCCAATTCGTAGGCTGATTTGGGAAGTAAAAAACAAATTAAGAGACAAGAAGGATTTTTAAAAAATGGCAACTGTATTAGTAAACTTAGGACACGCACTAACAGCAGGACAAGTAAGTGGTGTAACATCCGCAATACCAAGAAATATTGCATGGGGAACAGGAACACAAACAACAGCTTTAGTGAGTGATACTGGTCTTGGCCCAACAACTGTAGAAAAATTAGTAGATCTAACAACTAATGGAACTTCAGATAGAACAGTTGGTACTGCAACAAGAGTAACAACCACACAAACAAATGATACCTTTAGAACAACAGGAACAAGAACAGCAACAGGTGCTGGTGCTGTTACAGTTGCAGGTACATTTGATAATGCTTCTGGCGGTAACCTGTACGTAAAGGGAGATTTCGCGGCAATAAACCTTTCAACAAACGACAGCATTGCATTTCAGATCGACGTTAAATATTCGTGAGAGAATCACATAGAATAAGGTTACTTAAAAAGTAATTTTTTGTTTAACTTTTGCGAAAATAAAAGATTAAATAATATTTTTCTCCACTTATGATATAATAAAATAGATATTGTTTAGTTTTATTTTAAGAAATAGGTGTGTAAATGAATATAATTGGTTGGCGACTCTACTACGACCCTTCCGTGCACCCAATCGCGACTGTCGCGGACGGGGGGCTGTAACCGATGGCGCTCTACAAAATCTGGAACGGCCCAAGCCCAACAACAGCGCCGCAGGTGATGTAGCCTCATGGCATGGGGCGTACCAAAGATCGGCGCATCGCTGGTTGACGCGACTGGGGACTTCACACTTGCGGAACCCGCAGGCGTAGCACAGGGCGATCTGATGATCGCCTGCGTGGCGTG